TAATACTCCTAGATAATGGGTGGGACGGAGTTATCCGTCCCTGTTACTGCTTAGGATTTTTGGCGATTACGAATCATGGCCAAAATGTCTTCTGCTCGCTGTGTGCTGGTTTTCACAGGCTCATCCTGATTTTTTACAGGCACACGCACAGTGGCAGTGGTGTCTGTTTCATTTGTGTCAGGATCTGGTGCTGGATCTGCACTGCGAGGACGTACCAAATTCAACGGTGGCTTGGGATCTGATCGTGGCTGTGATTCTGTTGTGTCATTGGCATCAACCTGAGAGTCAGACACCACAACACCAGCTGGTTTGTAATACTGACCCCAGCGAGCAGTGTCATAGGCCTCGCCGTTCACACTGGCTTCAAACATTTCTTTGATGATCTTGAGTTCAGTGACACCGGGTTTTTTGGGAAGAAAATCTCCCAGGTTGAACAAACCATATTGGTCAATGGCTGCTCGATCTGTGGCACTGAGTGCTGTTTCGCGTCTGGCCCATTTACTGGTACTATAGTCAGCGTATCCACCCTTGCTGGTCTTGGTGATGGTGAAATCCAGACCACGACTTTCATCAGTGGGAAGATTTTCTAACTCAGGATCCATGAGAGAACTTTTGATCAAATTATAAATTTGAGGACTGATGATGAATCTGCGAATGGGATTTTCTGGTGTGTTATCTTCTTTCATGGGATTTTCACGAACAAAACCTTGAAATAGATAAGATTTTTTCTTCCAATATTTACGACCCATTTCTTCAAGTGAGGGATCTTTGAACCAGGGCCTGACTTCTGCCAACACAGGACAAGCTGTGTCCTTACCATACATTTCCATGCAGGGCACCTGCACAATCACAGGTTTGGAATCTGCTTGACCCATGATGCCAGAAAATGACAGCCTGATCATTGCTCGTTCCACCCAGAAAAAAGCATTTTTGGGATCAGCATCTGCTAAAAATCGCACTTTGGCGGAGGTGTTTTCTTCTATGTTCCAGTGCGGATAAATTGCTCCATCGCTGTTTGCGGAGCTACTGCTGCTGCGATCTTGCGCAGCCAATCTTGCACGAATTTCTGCCAGTGTAGCCATAATAGTTTTCCTTTCGTTTTTAAGATGGTCTTAGAGAGAATTAAGATATACCTTAATGTCTAAAGTATAACAGTTTTATTTATCTTGTCAACTGTGTTTTTGATAAATTATGTTTAATGATGAATGTTCATAAACATGCTGAAAAAATACCCAATCATTTAAGATTTGAGTCCAGCCAATCTCATGAGATCTTCAAATGCAGATTCTTTGTTCATTTGTGGCGATGCCTGCTGGTACTGAGGATTCGGCATGGCTTGAGTGTTTGAGGTTTGGTCAACATCTGTTTGGTTCTGTGATAGAGAATCATAATTGCTGACATAATCGGGATCATTTTCAGACAACCACTGATCTATGATGTCGCGCACATCTGTGTCTGCTCCATATTCCTGAGCGGCCCCGGTTAATAACTTAGCCAATTCATCGCTGTTTATGATTCCACTCATGGCCTCCAAAGCATCGATTCCATCTTGACCAGCTCTTATGGGTTTAGACATCAATTTATTCAAATTTTGATAATCAATGACATCATCATCTTTTGTGATATCTTCTGCCCAGTTTGCGAATTCTGTGACCAAGTGTTGTGAATTTAACTGTGAATTGTAAGCTCTAAACACGTATGGCAAAGCCATGTTCAACCTTTCATTGTAAATTTTACGCACAAATCTTTCTTGTAGTTCATGCATGTCAAAATCAGATTCTTTGAAATCACTGGGCGAAAAGGTCTGTGCTTGTTTGTGATATCCTCTACGTCCAGTGAAACTTCGTAACTGCTCACGTAGATCAGCGAACCTAGACCTGGCCACAGTGACCATGTCTGCTGTTTCGGTGTCTTCAAATACCTGTGATCTGGTACTGCGTATAAAAAAACTCAAGTGATCCATTTCTTCTGCTATGCCAGTGATGTGTTGACCCAGGGCATCATAAACATGACCACCATGATTGATGTGTTGTGCCATGGCTCGTCCCAGAGTCAACCTGTTGTGAGGCATACGAAATCGCTCACCTTGAGCTGTTTCTAAAAAAACACCAGCTATGTGTCTGCCGTGCCTGCCAGTCAGTTCAGGATCCATTTTCATTTTGTGTTTGACAATTAATTTTGTTTCTCCGATGAGTTCGTAACTCATGCGATGGCTTTTTATCCAATTTGCAGATTCTTCCAGTGCATTAGATCGTGTGTTTAATGGATTTGATATTTTTGTTGTGCCAGGAATCTGTTCAAAGTCTCTCTTTAACAGATTGTTTTTGGTTATGTCGCGTACATCAAAAATTAATCTGTGCCTTCGAGCGAATTTTCTCATGCTCAATAAAAAATTTTTCCATTTAAAATTTTCAGTTTCCCCTGACAATAATTGTTTGTTGAAAATAATCTTTAAATGTTCAGGTTCCACCAAACTAATAGTCACTGAACTTTGAGCTTTACCTGAGATGTCTTTGAATTTGAAAATAAAAATTCTGGCCTTTTTATAATCATCTGTGGGTTTATATTCATTGGTGTCATCAAGAAATAATCTTAAATCTTGAAATCTAGATCTAATCTTGTTAAACAATTCTTCAGCAGTGTAATCTAAGTTATCCATGGTAAGTGTATTTATGTTGTCATTATGAATGGCATGGGTTCTAAAAAATTGTCAAAACTGTCACGTAAGTGAAGGTCTATTTCGGCATCAAAATTTTGTAAAACTGTGGACACACGCAGAGCCAACAGCATGGCCAAAACCAAATCATCGGTGTATCCTGTTTTTGCAGCAAAACTCCCTCCTGAGGACACGAAATTTTTCAATTCGCTGATGACATTTTCGCTGTGTATGGTCAGTTTACCGGATTCCACCATGTTTTTAAATTTGGCACACACGGTGATTTTGCTGCGATTAGTGGTGGTAAAACCTTTGCGATATCTTCTTGTGGAGCCTGTTCTAACAGATTCACTGATAAATATGCCTTTGATGTTTTCTTCGCCTAATTCTGCTATGCTGATCAATGCAGCCTCGCCTATGGTATTGTTTTCCACAGTGTAGTAGATCATGTTTTCTTGTTCAGTGTGTTCGTGTATGCGATCACATATGTCACGAAGCACAGTGATTTGTGTGGGAATCGGGCTGCGATTGTGCTGCCATTCCGCCACTTGTTCACATTTTGGCAATGACAAAACCTGTATGGCTGCAGGATCACCACCGGTGCCCAAGCTGGGATCTAAAGCCACCACATAAGTTTGATCTGCTCTGGGCTCCACGTACCAACGCACCTGTCCTTGGCGAGTAATGACATTGCGTGGCCGCATGGACAAAAGAAAAAGAGGATTGATCAAAGTCTCTTCATCTCTTACAAATTCACATTCCATTTCTCTACGAAATCTTGCTTCTCCCAATTGTGCACGCTGCTCTGTGGCCCAGTGTTCATCGCGTTCCGGGTGTTCATGCCAATAAGCTCTGAAGGCTCGAAATCCGTTAGCCCCTAACTCTGTGACATTGCCATATTCATCTAAATTTTTATTTGCCAGATTCCAAATATATGCAAATTGATCTTCGTCGCTGTTGGGAGTACTGGTGATGATGGCTTTGCCGCCAGTGGCCAAAGTGGGCGACACGCTGGTCCAAAATTCTTTGGCCATGCCGGGCCGCACATAAGCCAACTCGTCACTGTACAACAAACTGATACTCATGCCTCGACCCGTAGTTTCCGTGGTGGTCTGTGACACTATTCTACTGCCGTTGTCAAAATCCATACTGCCTTTATTATACGTGGTCACACCTGCTCTGATATGATCAGGCACGCTTTCATAAGCGTATCTCACTCGCTGCATGATTTCTTGTGCACCGCCGTATTTGTGAGCTGCTATCAACACAGTGGAATCGGGCACAAACATGGCATACCAAAGCAAATAACCTGCTGCCGACGTGGTTTTTCCTGACTGCCTTGGCATGAGACTGATGCTGAATCGGTATTTGTGATAGGTACTGATCAAACGGCGTTGATATTCATAGGGCCGATACAGCATGCGACCTTTTATGGGATGTTGAATATAGAAAAAATTCGAGAGAAAATACTCCGGTCCTGTGTCGGAATTCACACAGGCCATGAATTCCTTTATTTGTGATTCTGTATAAGTTTGAGCAGTGTGTGGCCGTTTGATCAGAGTATAATCTAAAGGTTTCATGGCTCCTTAAACCAATAGGGTCTTGAGAACCATAATTTAAACCACTCTGGGGTTCCGGGTTTTATATCATGCTGTTTCATGATATTGACTTTTTCCATGGCAGTATGACTGATATTGGTGATATTTTCAGGCAAAGGTTGTTTCACAGTGTCGATTCCTGCCAATTGTTGTAAGCCACGCAAATCATCATGGTCCAGCACAGCATCAGGTATGTTGACTGTGGATGTATCAAAGATATCTTGTGCCATGATTTTATATTGTTTCATTGACTAATGCCACATTTACCAACAGGACCATTGTTTGATGTAAAACCAGGACATCTGGTTCTTGACTGGGATGATGCCATTTGTTTCAAGGCTGTTTGTGTTTTTATCCCTATTTTATTCCAGGGTTGAAATTGACTTTTTAATTGGCCATGTTCATGGTAAAACAAAGTCACGCCGCTCATGTTTTGATCAGGAACTATGATTGTTCTTGTGACATGATCAAACACACCCCGATCATTGTCGCCAAATGTCACCACCGAAAATTCATCATCTAGTTTCCTCAAGGTTTTAGCCGAGGCAAATGTATTTTCAACATCACTAAGATCTATGCTGCCTTTGAAGGCTTGGGATGGTCCTGCCAATGTGGCTGCTGCTGTGCCTGCCACTGCGGCTTGACCTGCTGTTTTTAAAAACCCCCTACGTCCGGTGTCTATTTCACGCAATTTGGTCATTTCTTCTGGGCGTTTACCAAAAGTATCGTGTACCAAACTATCTAATTTTTTATGAAATTTTAATTCTTCCGCAGCAGAAGCATTTCTGGCTTCTGTGACTTGACGTTTTGGTAAACCTTTGTGTGAAGTGCTGGCGAAGTCCTTGACGTCTTTTTTACTCATGGTCTTTGCTGCTTTCTTTAGTTCAGGGCTGGCACCTTTGACTTTCTCGCCTTTTTGCATGGCATGTGCCATGCCCATGAACTTTTGTTGTTGCTGACTTACTGCCTTTTCGGCAACATGAGTTTCATCTATTTTTTTTTTGACTTGTCGGCAATGGCCTTTTTCATTGGCTCTTTTTTATCGCCGTCTTTGTCCATGTCTAGGAAATCTGGTTTTTTGCCTTTACTTTCAACCTTAAACGCTGCTAGTTCTTCATTTAAGCGACGCTCAATTTCTGCTAGTGCCTTTGCTTCACGCATGACCATTGGATTGTCGCCACCGGCAACCTTAGGGAAACTATTTTTTGGACGATGCATATCGTTGCCCTGGGCCAACTGAGGTTCTA